TGGTTTGTAAAAGTATGTGATGAAATATGGGAACAAAGACAAGACTTCAAAGTATATACTACATTGACACAAGTTGATAGGCCGTGGAATGAAAGAGTTAAATGTGAAAGTCGTGATGAGTATATGGATTTCTTATCCACTATGAAATTTGGTGTGGGAACATTTCAAACATATTCAGCTTGGAGTATTTCAACAACTGATGGATTTTCTGTAGGCGTTCCATACCTTTTACCAAACAAACTTTGTTATCCTGAAATGACAAGTGTTGCTAAAAATCCATATCCTTATTTATATGATGATAGAAATGATTTCATAAAAAAATTCAATGAGATGTTAGATAATCCGATTACATATGATACAAGTGATTTAGCAGATAATATGATTTGGGAAGAAAGAATATCTAATTGGTTTGGTGGTTGGAAAGATGTTTTTAAATTAGATTCAGTAAAAGAAACAGAAAGTGTTTTAAAAATAAAACAATTTATTAAAGACAAAGGTTTTGTAACAAAGAAAAATATATTAGATTATCTTGGTTGGGGTGTAAGAATTAAATTCAGTCCTTACAGAAATGCTTTAAGAAAATACAAAGAAATTAAATTTACCAAATATGGTTATGAATGGATAGGAGAATAATGAAAAAATTATCAGCAGAACAAATACAACAAAATTGGAATACATTAATAGATGTTATCAACACACATATTGGTGATGATAGAAGAGATGATTTGTTAAAAATGTATGATGACTTTCAAGATAGAATGATGTTCGCACCTGCAAGTGCTAAAGGACATTTTCACAATGCGATGCCCGGTGGATATGTTGAACACGTTCTTCACATTGTAAGTCATTCACTTGAGATTAAACAATTGTGGGAAAAGAATGGGGCTGATATTAACTTCACAGATGAGGAGTTAGTGTTTGCAGCTTTACATCACGATTTGGGTAAAGTTGGTGATTTGGAACATGACTATTACATCCCACAAGATTCAGATTGGCATAGAAAAAATCGTGATGAGATTTACAAACACAATCCATCTTTACAATATATGAAAGTACCTGATAGAGCATTATGGTTACTTCAACATTATGGTGTTAAGGTTACGGATAAAGAATACATTGGAATTAAATTAACAGATGGTATGTATGATGAAGCAAATAAATCTTACTTGATGTCTTACAATCCTGACTTCGGACTTCGTTCCAATATGCCTCATATCTTACACCAAGCTGATATGATGTCAACATATATTGAATCAGATGAATGGAAACGAGGTAGTGAGACTGAAGAGTCAATTAATACAAAAGTTCCAAAAACAAAAAATGAACAAAAACAAGTAGATAACTTAAAACAAAAATTTGATGAGTTGTTTGCTTAGGAGATTATTATGTGGATAGGTTTAACGATATTGTTTTTCTTAATAAGTATCTTTACATCTGTATTGGTGTATTATTCATTACGAAGAATAACACAATATGAAGAATTGATTTTAGAAATTCAACAAGTGATTAAATTCTCAACAGAAAAAATGAAACTTGTAGATGCTAAAGGTCATTATGAATCAGATGATGAGACTGGTTTTTTCTTTGAACAATTAAAACAAATTCAATTATCCCTTGATGGAATATTTGAAGAGGAGATGCAAAATGCCAAAAAAGAAAACTAATAAGGTAGAAGAAGAAATAAAAAAAGTTGTAAAAAAGAAAAAACGAAAAGTTTATTTTGGACAAGAAGTTCAAAATGCTGTTGTTGAATACAATTCATCATCGGATGATAGTGAAAGAAATAAAATTTATCAAACAAGAATCCATGCAGCTTTTGATAAGTTGGCTGAGAATATAATTAACACATTTAAATTTACTTATTTTGATATGCCATTTCAAGATGTAAAACACGAAGTAGTTGCTTTTATGGTAATGAATATGCATAAATATGACCACACAAAAGGTTCAAAAGCATTTAGTTACTTTTCAGTTGTGGCTAAGAACTATTTGATTCTTCATAATAATAACAATTACAAAAAATTAAAAAGTCACGATAAAATGGAAGTATTGGATAGACATAGAAAACAAGATAGATTTGATGAGTCCGATTATATAACTTTAACTGATGAGATTATACAATACTTTGATATAAATCTTAATAGTATTTTTAAAAAAGATAGAGATTTAAAAATAGGATATGCTATTATTGATTTAATGAAAGCACGAGAAGATATAGAAAACTTTAATAAAAAAGCTCTTTATATATTGATAAGAGAAATGACAAATGTTGAAACTGCTCACATTACATCAGTTGTTAATGTTTTCAGAAAACACTATAAAAAACTACTTAATAAGTATCACAAACAAGGTACTATAATAATAGATTCCTCTGGCTCATTCTTTTAAATAACTAAACCCACTTCATTGTGGGTTTTTTATTTCATACAATTTCTTACAAATTTAATATTTATATATGAATAAGTCTATCTATAGGAGATGATATGTCAGACGGAAAAGAAATATTTGAGGGAAAAACTTTTCAAGATTTAACAAAAGATATTTATGAAAACACCACAAAACGTAAAGTTCAAATAGATTTGTTAATATCAGAAATACACGGATTCATTACAACCATAGATGATGTGGTATTGGTTGCTCCAATAATAAAAGAATATATGGATACTGCTGTTCGTAATGATGAACACTTGGTAAAACTTGCTGGTGTATTACAAAGAATTATTTCTAAATCACAAGGTGAATCAGATGAATCAATGTTATTAAGTGATGAAGAAAAGGCTGAATTAATGGGTACACTTCAAGATACAGTAGAAGATTTACAGAGAGAAAGTGATAAACTTGAGGCTACAAAAAACAAAACAATTGATTTGGGGAATTAAATGGGTTCGATAATAAAAAATTTACCTGGCCAAACAATTAAGGGGTTCGCTGGAAAAGAATATCCTGTTCCGATGTATTTACAATTTGTTCCGGGTTATTGTGCTGACGTTGTTCACTCGGAGGAGTCTAATGGTTTTAGTGGTGAAGAAACTGTCAATTCTATTTTTGCTGTTCCTCATGTTACAGACAAATTTTATAAAAGAAAACAAACTTCAATAGGTAGTGAAGATAGTAGATACTATCCATTATTAAGAAGTCATGGGGATGTTCCCTCTAAAGGTGACCCAGTATTACTTTGTACAATTGGTAAAGTTAATTTTTACTTAGGGCCAATGAACACTATTGGTAATAGTCCAACTTGGAACAAAGACCCTCACTATAGAAAAGAATTAAGTAATCCACGAGGTGGTGGATATGGTGAAACAAATGTATTTGGCGCACAGGTAGGAACGAGTGGTATTCATGGTGAGTCTCAAAATTTTAATAAAGACACTCTTTTTCCTCGATTACAAAAAAGAAGAAAAAAAGGTTTAGATTCTGGTCCTGTTATTAACGAAACTATAGGTGATACAATTTTTGAGGGGAGGCATGGAAATAGTTTAAGGATAGGTAGTCGTAGTGACAATCCATACGTTTTCTTATCTAATAAAAGGTCTGCAACTAATGTTTTTGAAACATTAGGTGATGGTAGTATAATAAGTATAACTTCAGAAGGAACATTGTTTGAACATTTTGATTCTTACATTGATAAAGATACAAAAAAATCTGTTATTGGATTTACATTATCTTCTGACACTAATCGACAATTTACTAATATACATACTATTGCTAACAGTTATTTAGAATTTAATAATGTAAAAAATTCTGAACGGATATATGAATATAGAGGGAATCAAATGTTACTACATTCTGATAGAGTGACTTTAAATTCAAAACTTGATGATATTTTTATTTCATCAGTTAAAGATATGTATATAAGTAGTGCTAAAAGTTTATCAGTTTCATCAGGACAAGAATTAGGTTTAGTATCAAATAGTGTGAACATAGGTGGGTTGAAAGAAGGAGATGGTATGCAACCTATGGTGTTAGGTGATGCATTACAAAACTTATTAAATAAATTAATTGATGAAATTAAAAGTTTAAAAGTCCCAACAACATTTGGGCCAGAGACGCCATTATCACCTACTACCATATCTAAGGTAGAAAATATAAGAAATGATATAAATACAATTTTAAGTGGTAACCATAATATAAAAGGAAACTAAAAGAGGTAATTATGAAAAAGAAAAAACTAAACATAAAGACTGTAATCAGACAAATTGTTAGAGAAGAAGTTGCGATGGCTATCAAAGAAGTGATAACTGAATTGAAACAACCAATTGAATCTCAACCACAACCTAAAAAAATAGTTGAGAAAAAATCATATACAAATAATTCAGTATTGAATGATGTATTGAATGAAACAGCTGCGAGTGATGAATGGAAAACAATGGGTGATGGACAATATACTTCAGATAGAATGAATGAAGCCTC